ACAGTGAACAAATCAGCATATGTTGTTCTACTGACATTAACAACTGTATCTTGACATAACAAATAACCTGCCGGAGCAATAGCCGCCGAAGCAAGCAGGAATGATCCGACTGGTGTAGAAGGTAGAAGTGGGTTAAGTATAATCCAATCAGTACCGTCATATACCAAATCAGTAATCATACCTGCTTTAATATTAGGGGCAATTTTTGCGCCGAACGAATCATACTGTTTGATATTTTTTGGGCCTAGTCCATTTATATCAATATTGTCTGATCCGTTTCCGCCGGTATGAAATTTAACGTTTAGCTTCCACCTATCCGAAACATATCCAGTTAAAGCAGGTAAAGGATTCAGAACATAATTACCTGAACTGCCGGTTGTCGTAAAGCCTACCCACAATTGCGACTGTATTGATGTTCCAATTACAGTTACTGCTGCTGTAGCTGCATCTAATGCTGCAAACATAACACCAAAAGCCGAATCTGCCGAATCGCGACCATTGATAACCAAAGAACCTTTTTTATTTCTAACTGTAAATGAGAAATTAGAATTAACGTAAGCTTGAGAAATAACACCATCACGCACAATATAACCATTAATTGTTTTCAATGGTTGTGCTGCCGGTTGTGTTAAAAACTTATCCCAAAATACAGCTATTGGTGAAAGTTCTGGATTTTGATTAGCTACACCGAAATAAATACTACCATTCTCTAATGGTGAACCGTCTAAATCAAAATACTGAAAAAATGGATTAGCTATTGGTTGCATATTAATTAACCTGCTTATGATAATTTAAAGCTTCGATTATTTGACTTCTTAGCTTTTTATTTCTAACGTGATTTAAAGATGCTTTTAATAGCGGTACTGGAAGTTTAACTAAACCAAAAACACCACTATCTAAAGCCCTCATAAATAACGTTTGTGTTTCTGAATTATTTACAGCACCAGGTGGAGCATTAAATAAACTTCTTGATAATTCACCTAACGTTCTTAAATCTTCAGCTTCTTTTCTATTAAATATTAAATCAAGTTTTCCATCAATATCCAATTCTTTAATAGCTTGATTTAAACCTTTAGACGAAACAATTGCTTCACCCCTTGTATTACGACCTTGATTTTTAAATGCTTTGTCTTTAATGTGGGCAATAGTTTGAGCTTGTAATTCATGCCATGCTTCTAAGCCATGACTTCCACCTGATGAATTACGCAAAACATTCTTTAAATGTGCAACGTCATCCCTAGAACCATTTAAAATAGAATGTCTAAATACATCTTCAAAGGCAACTTTTCTATCTTTAGTTCCAGGTTTATATTTAACTAAATTATTTATAACAGCTCTACTTTTAAATTTAGCTGCATATTTTGCATAAGTGGTATTAGCTTTCTTATAAAGCTCCCCACCGTTTTCACTCATTATTTTATCAATTTCTTTTTTCAAAATTGGTGCAAAGTTTAAATCTGGCCCTTCAAACTTTGTATTTTGATTTATCAAAGTTCTAATTTTATACAAATCAGGTATAGTTAAAGTCGATGGAACTAATTCACCTTCAACTTTAGTTGCACCACCTAAACGAATTAATTCATCTTTAGCTGATTTAATTACACCACTATTACCTTCGGATGATTTCAATTCATTTAATAGATTTACAAGACTATCTGTTTTAACAGGTTGTTGACCTTCTACTGATTTTTCGGCAACTTTGTATTCATGGTTTATTTGCGTTTTTGCTTTTGCTATTTCTTTTTTCAAAGCATCGTCAACTTTTAAACCAGTTTGTCTTAATGATGATTCGACGTCAACACCTTTACTTTCAATCATAGTATCAAAGTTTTTAGCTATAATTGAATTATGTTCTTCAAATGTATCTAATAAATCTCTACCATAAGTTTGTTTAGCTGCTGCTTTTTCAAAAGCTTGTTGATCTAAATCATTAGTCAATTGGCCTTTAGTTTGATTAGTTATGGGTACAGGTAAACTCTCACCTAAAGCTTTTTGTTGTACAACTTGGGGTACTGCTGCTGATCCAACTGATCCTGCTTCACCGGCAACTTCTTGAGGCACTTTGCCCACAATTTTATTTAAAGCCTGTTGTGCTGGTTGAGCTACTGATTTAACACCCTGAACAATTGCAGGCGTGGCTTGAATTGCTGCCGGTATAGCACCACCAACTAAAGCTGCACCTGAAACTGCTTCAGGGCTAAATTCCCCGCCCGTAGCTGCTTGTGACGCCTCGACAGCACCTTGAGTTAAACCAGAACCCAACACACCACCGGCAATGCCTTCTACCCCTGTTGTCGTCATTCTACCCGCAGGAGTGAACGCGGCAATTCCAGCCAATATCCTCGGAATGTCGCCGGTAGATAGTCCAGGGGGTATTACATAATCTTTACCGTCTTTGCCTGACTTGATAATAAAGTTGCCTTTTTCATCTTGTCGAACTTGTGAGTTTGGGCTATTAGCTTTGATGATTTGTGCGGTTTCTTCAGGGGAACTCATCAAAGTGCCAATTGCTGTTTTCCAACCAGCAATTGAAGCAATGTCATTTAGTTCTGGCATAGTTACCCATTCAGGTAACGATTGTGTTTCTGGTGTTTGCCGCAACTCACCTGTAACAACATCTTTAGCTTTTGCCCACAGTGAAGGTTCTTCAGTCGGTTGTTCTTTTGGTTTATTTTTCAGCCATTCGCCAAACTCTAAAATTGCTTGATCTACTGGTTTTGGTTCAACATTTGTTTCAGTCTGTACTTCAGGTTGCTTTTTCTTTTCATCCAACCATTGACCAAATTCTGCTGAAATATTATCTATTTTAGCTGCTTCTAAACCATCACTAACCCTAGCTTGATAGGCTACTGTTCTTGGCCCCCAATTCTTTCTATTGGTTCCACCATGATACTCACCAACAGCTTGTTTTATGTCACCACCGTTACGCTTCAAACTTTCTTTAAGTAATAAACCTGCAGCTTCAGCCGCATTTTCATCGCTTAAATATGGGTCAATGCCGTATTTATCAATAATAGCTTTTCTTGTTTGTGGGATGATTTGAAATGGAGTTTTAGCCCCTGCTTCAGAAACTTGATCCGCATTTGATCTTTCACCATAAACAACAATACTTGACAATAAACCTTCAGGAAGTTCTAACTTCTTTTCAGTTTGTTTTGACAAGTTTGACCAATACGGGTCTTTGTAGCTGTTAGGTTTAGCCATTATTGACCACCTGTAAATTTAAGCCATTCTAAAACATCTTCCCTAGTTTGATTAGGATATGATTTTAAAATTTTATTTATAGCACCTTCATCAACGTTACCTAATTTTGGATGCTGCATTAGAAACGCACCCCCTTCTTCCGGTAATTTACCTGAATTGATATATTTGCTTTGAACTCGTTCTAAAGCTTTTTTAATGCGTTCAATTTCAGCAATACCTTTTTCCTCGTCTTGCCATACATCTAAATTAGCGTTAATTGATTTTAAGAATACAATATCTTTATCAGACATAGCACCAGGAAGTTTATCAATATTACTCATAGCAAGTATATTTGATAATTGGTCAATCTTACCTGCAACTGTTCTGTTCTCAGTTCCAGGTATCATCCCCTTCCAAGCACTAGCACCAAAAACAGCTTTTAATGAATCTTTATCTTTCAGTAATCCGTTAATTAACTCCAAACCTTGATTTGTAGTTTCCATAGCAGTTTGAGCTAATTGAGTTGATTCTGCTTTTTTCTGGTTCAAAGTAGTTAATGTTTTTTCTCGCTCTAACTCTAATTTCGCAATTTCAGTTTCATTGTTAGATTTTTTAATTTGAGCATCCAATACTTTCATTTTTCGGTCAAGCTTACTCGTTTCAATATCTTGAGTTTGCTTTTCCATAGCTAAAGCTTTTTCCGTGGGCAAGTTTTCAGCTTCAATGTTTTTAATTTCAGCTTCAGCTTGCACTCGATCCAATTCTGGTTTAGATTTATCAGCACTTTCTTGTGTAGCTTGGATTGTTTGAAACGCACTTGAAAATTTATCAGCACCCATTAATCCCGACAAATAAATCCCTAGAGTCATCTTAGCCCCTTCAGGGTGAGCTTCAATTGATTTAGCTATAGCTCTAGTTGATTCAGCTTGTTCTTTATCGCCCACATTTTCATAAGCAATAGCTTGTTCTTCCAGCTTATCTAAAGCAACACCATATTCACCATTCTGAATAGCTGCATAAATAGGCACACTGGTTTTAATCTGAGCATCTTTTTTAGCAGAATCCATCATTGCATAACTATGTTTAAAATGCTCCGCTAATTGTGGGTACTTGATGGATAGTTTAGCTATTGAATCTGGTGTAGGGTTATTAGCAACCATACTTAAATCTTGATTTAAAGCTTGTTGTTGTTCTGCTTTTAACTGAGCTTCATATTGTTTAGCAGCTTTGGCTTCTTCATAGTCTTTTAATTGTAAGCCCAATGTGTAACCATCCATAGCGGATTTATATCCATCTGCAATACCAGCATCATAATTATATGGTTCCATTAGAATAACCCCGAATTTCCAACTAAATCATTAATGTCGCCATGTAAACCGCTACTTCCACCACCAAATATACCAGCACCTATACCTGTATTTATAGCACCAGACACACTATTTAAAGCACTACCCCAACCTTTAGCTTGGCCTAAAATACCACCTGCTTGAGCAGCACCAATATTTTCATAAGATTGACCTATGTTAGCGGCCATATTCATGCCGGCTGTACCTTGAAAAGCTGCTGAATTTTGACCTAATGTAGTCAAACCGCTTAGTTTGCTATATTGACTTTCGATTAATGCCTGAAGTAATGCAGGGCTAAATTGAGCTAATGCTGCTTGAGTATTACCCCCACGCAAACCACCTGTAGCTGACGCATTTTGCAGAATTGCATTTTGACCTTGTAAGTTCAACTCGTTAAACATCGATCCTTTTTTCAACTGATCGATAGCCTCTTGTTGAGCTTCATTGCCATTCATCCCAATTAAATTTGTTTGGTCTGTTAAAGCCTTTGGGCCAATATCCACATAAGGCTTTAACAGCTTTTTCATTTCTTCAAACTGTCTACGCTGTTCAGCTATGGCAGCTTCAGATTGTTGTGCTTGTGCGTCGGCAGCATCGCCCGCAGCTCCTGCTTGCATTGCCCCTGAAGCTATACCTGCTGCTGCTGATACGCCTATTGCTGCTGCTACCATATCAATCACCTATCCACTTAGTATAATAAACTTCAACAGGTTCAAACTTCAGGTACTTAAACAATGAACTTGCATCAGCATGCAACTTACTGCCCACAAACCAACGCATGACACCCCTACGTCTTAATTCAGTTTCAACAAACTTGAATAACTTAATGCCCATTCGCCCCTGTCTAAAATCCTTATGAATATAAAAAATATCCAACTGACAAGTTAAACAAGTTTTATAATGTAATCCAGGTGCAACGAAACCTATAAAATAACCTATAATAATTCCGTTTGATCGTGCAGTTACAAATATCAGTTCACCTGCATCTTCACGACCAAAATAGATAGTCCATTGTGGCATTAAAGGTACTTTGTCTTTATTTAATGCTAATTCTTCATAATGAATAGGTAGCAAGTATTCAAATTCAGGTAAAGTTTCTTTAAATGACTCAACTTGAAAAGTTACCATTTCATTTACTCGTTCTAATATCTACAACTAAATGGATACGTTCTTCAAAACTATTATTAATTACTTGATGTTCAATTGCATTATTGAACCACCAAATTTCACCAGTACGCATATTAACTTGCTCATCCCCACAAATAAAATTAGCACCTGGGCCTGATTTGATTACAATGTGAAAACGATCCCAATATTCGGCATGTGCTGGTGTATCAGCATGTGGGTATATTTGTCCACCAGGAAGCAACTTGTTAATGATACAACGTCCTAAACGCTCACCTTGAACTAAATTCATAAGGCCAAAAATCAAAGGTCTTGCTTCAGGTAATAGCTTAAAAATAGGTTGATCCACATTTTCATGCTGATCGAAATTTTCCAAATGTTTAGCTAAAGCTTCTTCAGTTTCGTGAACTGATCGTGGCGGAAACCGCAAAATAACCGACTCGGTATCACCAAACGGGCCTCGAGGATAATCACGCAAATAAGTATCTTCTTTCCAGATTCCACCAGGATTTTTATCAAGTCTATGCAAAGCTAATGCCAATTGAGTTATAGCTGCACCATCTAATAATTTAAGGAAGTTTTTCATAGTTTTTATGATTGTAGAAAACCATTTATAAATGATGCTGTTATAGAAGTTGCAGCACCGGCTTTAGCCTGTAGCATAGCACCCAAACCCATATAGGGCAAATCCAAATCAATATATGAGTTTGCTGGTATTGAATATGTAGGTAATATCTTATTATCATTAGCTGCTGTATCACCGTCAGGTACTGCCCACACTTCAATCGTTACTGCTGCACCTGATGTATTTGCGAACCTAACTCTACCGTTTCTTAAAATAGTAGATGAAGGGTATGCTGCTGGTATTGTAAACAAAGTGTCTGCCGCAGCATTGTTTACTTGTTTTGGATCAAACAACAAACTATATTCAATTGCCATTATTTTATACCTAAGTGTGTTTCAATTGCCATTATTCTATTTTTAATATTAACGTCGTTATAAGGTGTTTGTGGTTCAACTAAATCTACAAAAGATGTTAATTGACTTTGAACGTTAGTTATAGCAGACTCTAATGTACTGATTTGATTATTAATTTCAAACAGTTGATCGTTTATCGAATTTAATTGGTCAATAACATTATCGTATGACTCAGTAGATAGTGATGAAACTATTCGCAACAATTCTTCAAAAGTTCTAATTAACTCTTGAGTTGGTAAAAATGAAGCTAACTGTTTTCTCGATAAGTTTAATGAATCAGTCATTTAAAGTTTCAATCCTTGCTTCTAATCTAGCAAAAGATAAGTGAGCTGAAGACGTTCCTCGAAACTTTTGTATTCTAAAGTTTCTCATGTTACCTTGCTGTAACCAATTCAACCTTACATTTCTATTACCTATTTTACCTGCTGTTCTTGGAACTTCCATACTCCAAGTTTCTAAGTCTGTACTAAAAGAAGTCCAAATTGTAGTTTTAGCATTGTTTGCAATATGACCAGATAAAACAATCAATTCAAGTTCGTGTATAATTATACCTTTACCTTCATTGTATAGAATTGAAGTTGCGAACTCATAACCGACTTCATCATCATAATGGCCTGAAACTTCATCAGTAAAATAACCAAGTTTATTTGAAGTTATGTCGCCGGTAATCCATTTATCGTATACCCACACTAAATACCTTGCACGATAAATACCATCATCGACAATCGAACTGGTTAAAATAAACCAAACAGGTTCACCAACTACTTGTGAGGCTTTGTGGTCATACACCAAAGTCTTTGTGGGCAAATGGATATATAAAAATGAATTTTGTCTATCTAATCTTGATTCAACATAGACTGAAGCTAATTCAGCTTCACTGTAACTTTGTAGTATTGTATCTACTTCCCTTGTTGATATATTTGTATGTTGACCATTTAGTATAAAATATACAGATACAGGTTCATTTTCGCCACCACCAACAACCGCTACAATTTCTTTAGAATACACGCAAGCTGAATTAACACCCACACCACCTAAAGGAATCATCGCACCATCAATACGTCGAAATGGGAAGAATTGCCCACCTACGTTGCTAAATACCTCAATTGTATATCTGTTGATAGCGTAAGCCTCACCACGAAACACCAACAAACCTTTAATGGAATCAGGGTTAATTTCAGATGATCCGTATTTCAAATTGTTGACTTGTGTTGGATCATTAAGCTCAGTGACCACTAAACTATTACCGTCAGTAGTCATGAAATAACCATCAATCCAAACAACGTCCAACACTTCACCCAAATCAGGATCAGTCACTTGAGTAAAGTTTGTTCCATCGTAATAGAACAATTTCCTTTCGGATGCAATCGCCAAACGATCAAATGAAAACGCAAACGATACAGGTTCCTCACCATTGTCGATTGTGCCCACAATTGTAACTTCACCTTTTCTGTTTATTCGGCAAAGCTTATCACCCATAGCACGGTATAAACTACCGTTCCAATTTATTCCACCGCGATCAATTCCAGGCCCATTTGCAAACTCAACAATACCATCTGCCGGTTTTAAGTAACCTTCAGATATACCTTGTTTTTTAGGTACTGGTATTAAGTTTTTAGGGTATACGGTTCTGAAATTACCAGTTGGATCAGCGTATATCCCATTCAGAATTGGGATTTGCATTAGTTGTACCCACCTTCACCTGTACAAATAATCAATGTTGTTGTTGTTGGTGAATATGCAGCAAATGTAGTATCCCCGACTGCTTTTTCAACAATAATGTCTTTACCTGGGCCTAAATAAACACCGGCTGTTGCACTTGATGTTTGTGGGGATTCGCCAATTTTAAAATAAGCTTCAGCCGCACCAGTGTTGACAATACGAACACTTTTAGCATCTTTGTTTATCGTCTTTGAAGATGATGTTGATGTAACTGCATGACTTTGTGTTGAACCGTATTGCGGTCTAAAAGAAGTTCTCATTTCAAATCCTCATATTCTTTAATTAATTTATCATAAAGCATATCACAACAATCTTTTATGACTTTTAATAAATGTACATTAGCAACTTGAAGCCTATATATCTTAGACTTCAAGTGTTCTATAATTTCGCTAGATTTTTCAAGCTTTAATTTCAAATCCAATATGATCTTATCTTTTTCATCAACCATACTATTCGATCAAATCCCTGCACTTTAGCGCCCTTTCGTGTTCTTCTTGGTTCTGTGGGTAAATCACATAGCCTTCCGCCCACATGCGAGCGCATTGCTCTTTAGTTACCTCATGTTCTTGATAGATTCCTAAAAAGAACATGATCGCTTCAAATAGTGCGCCGATTGCTTCCATTAGTTACAAAATCTTAATGCTCTAGCGTGAACAATTTCAAAATATCTTCCCATGTGATGAAATTGTTCACGCAATGCTTGTTTTTCAATATCAGGCAAAGAATTAAAATTTTCAGAACAAATAAAATCTTTTAATTTTTCAGTCTTTATTTGTAATTCATCACGCTCTAATAACAGTCTTGATTTAAAATCACTCATTTCAATCTTCCTATTTTGGTTAAAATTACTTACGATCCGGTATGGTGAATTTCATGTAGCTACTGACACCAGCACCTAACAACAGTAGCGTTTCAATAGCCCTTGAATCAGCACCGTTAATGATTAAGCCTAAGCCGACAATGAAAATCACCAGCCCTACGGCGCCCCTACTTGTGCTTGCTTCGCTCCAATTAATGTTCATTTAATCTACCTGCTCTAACTCAACACGTCCCCACTCGATAAACCCTGCTGCTGATGTGCCAGCAGGGACAGATCGAAGATAAAACAACGGGATTCCTGTATAGCTGGCAGGCCATATAAATGGCGGCGTTTCAATTTGAAATGTTCCAGCCGAATCAATTACATTAGCAATACCGGCCCGAATGGTTCTGGCGATACCGTCCACGGTAAAACCTACTGATATCTCAGTAAGCATAGAGGTGAAAGTATCTTTTGATATGGTCACACTGGCTCTAACAACGTATGTTTTACCCGCAGTTAACCGTAGGTGCGGCTCTTGATAAACAAGATGAGTCCCAGCAGTGCCATTTAATATGCTTTTTTGATTTTGTCCAAAAACATCACCATCCTTAACAAGCGTCCTCGCAACAGTAGAATCTGTTTTTGTTCCGCCTGTGTAGAGTATTGTCCAGCCCGTAGCTATTGGGCCAGCCCCTTGCATTAAGTGGTTTGCAAACCTGTTTTTACTGCTAGTGTTAAATGTCCAACCGTCAGCTTGTGAAACTGGCAGCTTGTCAGGATGAGCGCCTATCCATGAGGCATAATTGTCAGCCATGTTTTTACCGACATTCCAAGCGCCCGTGATAGCAAAATGCACTGTATCAACCAGATAATTAGCCCGTGCTTGTCCATTCGCTTGCGCTGGGTCAGTTACCCATTGATACACATCATGCAGTCTCATGCCAGGGGTTACGCGAACAAAATCACGGATACCCTTATTAAGGTTCATTAGGAATCCTGCTTTAGTAACATCAGATACGCTTGCATGACCAGAACCCAAGGGCGGAACGGTACATGCATCAACAGCAATACCAGCAGATAAACATTGATTGTAAATGTTGGTTAGATTGGCTAAAGCCTGAGAAGCGTCTTGACTTGTGGCGTTGATGTAATCATTAGTGCCCAGCATGATTAATATCCGGCCCGGATTCATGCCGATGATATTTTCTTGCTCAAACCTGACTAACGCTTCATCTGTATCATCACCGCCAAGACCACCGTTATAAGGGATTGAAAAACGATGCTTGCTAAATATTTTCAGGTATTGAATAAACTCAGTTGAGAAGTTTTGGTCAGATTCAAAATAAATTACCGCTGAACCAGCCGCCACCGATACAGGTGCATCAGCAGGAGCGGCAAAACTTACTTGATTGGCAAATGGTGTAGCTGTGATTGTGAACACACCATTAAAACCACTATAAGACGATAAGCCTATGCGTATCCTACTGCCTATTGGTGCTAAATGATTGATTGACGTTGTAACAGTAGCAACATTGCCCGAAACAGTGATATTGCCAGTCAGCCCGAGCTGCTTCCAAAATCTAGCAACTAGCGAGTCACCAAACGGGATTAATACCTCACTATTAGAAACACCAGCCCCACCACTAGGTGAAACAACAGTATCAATATCAACGTCATTACCATTAGCTAAAACTTGAACTTTAGCTATATAAGCATAAGGCCCATAAGTTTTATTTTCATTACTAAGATTGTCAATTAATCTAAATCGCTCAGGTTGATTACCAGGAATTGTACTTAAATATATTTCAGTTGGATTATCACCATTAACTGAAACTGAAATTGTTTCACCAACTTCTAAAGTTTTAACGTGCGAACCGTATAAATCTAATTTCATTTTAATTACCTAAGTTAAGTTATGTTATACCAAGTTTTCATAACAGCATCGAACCTTAGTTTGAAACTCTGGTTTGCAGTTAAAGTTGTGGGTATGCCCACAGTTGTTGAACCATTACCATCAACAGTAAGCAACGTTAAAGCTTGTGTTGTATTAATTAAAATTTCTTGTTTATCTTTACAGTTTTGAACTAACGGTAATTTAATTGTACCTGAAGCATAAACAGCTAACGGAGTCAGTATTAACCAAACACTAGCATTTGAATCTTGAATTTGAATAGTGAATCCGGTAGCTGAAGGTGCAGCATACTGAGTAATTTTATCGTCAGTTGCGGTAACTTTACCTTGCAAATAATCAATAAATAAAGAAGCTGCCGCTTTTCTAGTATCACCGTTCGCAGAAACATAGACAGGGAATAAATCACTATCTTCAATTACATCAACTGCGGTTAATTGTCTAATGTTTGACATTATGATATTCCAGTTAATCTATACAAATAAACATTACCATCTAATGTAGTTATCATCATTTCTTGATAACCATCACCATTAACATCACCGATATAAGGAGTTCCTTCAATACCACCTTTAACATGGAATTGAGATAGCAATGTTCCGGTTCCTGAAATTATTGTAACTGCTCCTGCCATATCACAAGCTATGATAACTTGCTGCTCTTGAATATAAGCAACTTGTGGAGTTGAGTTAAATAATAACCCTGAAGCTATTCGCCACAATACATTCATGTTATAATCAAGGCAAACTATAAACCCAGCATCACCCACACTTATTACATTAAATGTTCCATTGCCGTTATCAAATAAAGCAACACCAGCATCAATATCATTACCTGATAACGATCCAAAACTAGTTGATTTTGAATCTAAAGCTTTAGTGGTTCCGTTCATCGAATAGACTCTACCATCACGGCAACCTGATACTACAAATTTTGTCGATGTTCCTTTAATTTGACCTACTTTAATATAAGCATCGAAACCTTCACCGCCTGTATACGATCCTTCAAGAACACCAGTTACAGCATTGACTACATAAAACTTACCATCAACTGAAGGAAATACACATTCCAAAACACCATCATTATCAATATCATTAACTAATGGGAATGGTTCAATGTTTTCTAAAGTTGAATACTTCCAGATTAACGAACCAACCATTGATAATTTAACACATTGATTATCAAAACCAGTTACATATAAATAACCAACACCAGATTCAACACTCACAGTACCCGCATGTTGATAATAAATATCTGATTCATATTTTGGCGTAACTACATATGAATATGTATTACCTATAGTCAACCCAGCAGGATCATAAATATCAATTGAATTACCTGAACATGCTTTAACTACAAAGTTAGTCGGTGTACTTCCAATTGTTATCGTAATATTCGCGTTATATGTTCCCGTTGAAATTGACCTAATAAACGAATTAGTAGCCCAATTTTTTGAAACATCTGTGAAATTACCCAGACCGTTGTAAACAAACGTTCCTGATCCTTCTCTGTCATATAGATTTTTAAAATCCCAAATCTTAGTTCCTTCTTGATTCAAACAATAAACATTACCATCATGGCTTGCGCCAAATATATATTGTGTTGAACCTATTTTAACATACTGCGCTCTACCATAATTAGGTGCGCCGAATGGATAACGCCAAACTGTAGAACCATCTGAAACTTTAATAACATATAAATACCAATCCCAAGATTGATAAATAAAAACAGGGCCAGAATAAGAAGATGAAGTAAAATCAGGAACAAATATTGGAGTTGAATAAATTGGTTCGCCTGTATTAAACTTTTCCCACAATTTATTAACATTTGTTTTTGGAATTACAGCTAATGGATTTGAATTAATTATAGTTGTACCACCACCTGTATCGCCACCTGTACCAGTATTAATCGCACCTAACTTACCATTAACATAACTAGCTAAATTACCAGCACTAATAGCCCTAGCATCACCTAAAGTTTCAGATTGCATAGGTATCAAATCACCATCACTTAGACTTGAAACTTTAGAAAGTTGGTTTATTGTGGGCATTATTCAAACTCAATTTGATCTGAATTATCAGCTAATAATGGATCAACTGGATTATCCAAAAATACTTTATATGGAGAACGCCAAGGTTTATTACCCGCACCTGAAGGTAATGTGTTTGGAAACTGCATAGGTGGCGGCATAGCTAATTTAGTTAATAAATTATCATATGTGCTTTTTGCAGTTTGCCGTAACTCTTGTGGTATTGTTTTACCGAACCTTGGGGCAATACGAATAGCTAAATTAGTATAAACAGCTTCGATAGCTGAATCGGTGATTTGGCTATCTTGATTAATATCATCGTTACTTGGATCGGATGCTATCGGGTATCCAATACGAATACCGATAGCGTTCCATGACGCCATCATCACATTTAATGTTCGCAAAACGCTATCAAGCTGTTCAGGCATAGCATCATAAATATATGACGCATACCCTATTTCTTCAAAAGCCTGTATGACTAATTCACGTTTTGTCCAAGACATTAGATATTCGCATCATCGGTTTTAGTACCCCAACCTGCTTCAACGGGGGCTTTTTCTTTCGACTTAGATTTAGTTGTTTTTTCTACCGCAGGGGCAGCAGGTTGAACACCTTTAGCTTCATCGGTAGTAAGTGACCAACCTTCATCAATAGCAGCTTGTACGCTTTCCTCGTCATCATCGACGATAGTATAGTCGAAATGATCCCCATGAATTTCATGCGGGCCTGGATGTTTATATAACATTCTTCCACTCATAAAACAATACTCCAAATAAATTAAAAAAAAATGGGCATCCGAAAATGCCCACAATTATTGACCGTTAGTTTTAAGTTTGGTTAAACAAAATGATACCGGACATTTGCGGTTGTTTATTCACAACACCGAACAAGGTATCCAAACGATATTTAGTTACCATAGTGTTAATGTCATAGAACTTTTGCATAACCACTTCAATACCTTGATCGGTTGAAGCCCGCAGAACAGCCGCACCAGCATCAGAAGGAACAGCGTAACGACCTGGAAGCAATTCAATCGAATCTTTCACCCAAAAAGGATTCACAGGGGCAGATACAGTATTCAAGAAAGTGATTGCAGCACCGTTAGCGGGTGTTGCCGTAACGTTCTTGTATGACAACTCAGCATTGGTTGGTGAACTGTCAGCAGCAATAATAGGTGGTGTGATTTGCACAACACCAGCACCACCACCACCGGAAACAATCGCAGTTACACGGAATGTTTTCAATGATCCTGTATCCTGTTTGGTGATATGGTGAACAGCATTAACACCAGCAATAGTGAACGCATCACCAACTTTAACTGTACCTGAAGAAACGCCGATTGTTAAGTTTTGGAAACGGTTATCAACGTTAGAAACCTCACCAGTACCAGCAGTTGATGTTGCTTTAGGTACATATCTTTGGTTTGCACCATTGACAGTAACAGAAACACCAGCAGCTGCAGTTAAACGATTCGCATAGTCCATTTTGTAAGTTTCAAAGCTGGACACTTCACCAACATATGCTTTTTCATAAGCAGTTAGTGGTTTACCTGCCAATGTTTGACGACTGGCTAAATTGCTTGCCATACCGTTGTAATCGCGGCTTGACAATGCCAGTTTACGATCCAACATATTAACACCTTGTTCATTCATCAAGGTATCGGCCAACGCAACATCATCAAAACCTGAAGCAGCTACAGTTCGTTTAACAACCAAAGAACCGTGATTAGATGCAACAGTAGTTACAGCAACGTTAATGTCGGATGCAAGTTTTTGTTTACCGGCTTCACCTAAACGATTTTCTTGCAACGCATCACGCAGTTCTGAAGCAGTCAAAGCCCAAGGTACTGATTTAGAATAACCCAATGTAGCAGGAACAGACAATTGAGTATAATCCCTAAAGTTTGAGGTCATGTCAGTACCATCAAACGATTGTGCAATATAAGGTTGTGGTCGCCAAATAGCATTACCAGTTCGTTCCATCATGGTTGAATCAGTGTTATAAACCGACACCAAATTGCTCAAAACTAACGCATCGTTGAAACCTTCCAACAAAGCTTCAAATGCAATTCGTTCTTCTTTACTGAACGCATTTGCATACATCATCAAACCAGTTCGTTGAACAAACGGCAAAATAAAATTGCAATACAGCAATTCACCAATATAAGCAACAATAGCCAAGGCATAAGCCTTAATGTAAGTTTTTTTCATTTCTATCACCAGATAAAATTAAGATTTATTTTTAAGCTGTTTTTTATAAGCCAAAACCTTTGTCATATCGCCGGTTTTTTCAGCTTCAGCTCGTAAACGTTCAAGAGTTGAATCGACACCGTTACCGTTACCGTTACCGTTAGGAATACGCATAGCTGGTGGTGATTTTTTCTCAGTAATTTTCAATTTAGTTTCCAATTTACCTAAAGCATGTGCGAACTGAGCAGGTTTCAAACTTGCTAATTCTTTCAACAACTTTTCATTTTTACCAAGTGCATAAACTAAAACAGCAGGATTTTCAACAACATCAACAATAATGCCTTGTTGTACGTTATTTAAACTAACCTTAACAACTTCTTCAGCATTTTCAAAATCTTTAACTTTAAGTTCAGATTTTAATTTGCCGTAGTTATCAAGTTTATTTTGCCAAATCTTTTTCTCATTTTCCTTAGCTTCTTCATCGGCTTTTTGTTTTGCCTCAAAAGCTAATTTTTGTGAGTGCCATTTTTCTATACGAGTTTCAAATTCATCAGCATCATAATCACAATCAGCTAATGTCGGTTTTGCTGGTAAAGTTATTTCAGGTTCTTTCGGCTTTACTTTTTCAAGTTCAGTTTCAAGTTCCTTATTTTTCTTAACCAACTCCCGATGTTGTTTACGCAAATCTTTAACCCAATCAGGGGCTTTAGATTCATCTTCAACTTCATCTGGTGGTAGCGACTCACCTTCAATGCTAATTATAACTTCATCTTCAGAATCACCTTCATTTAATGCACTATCAACCTCAACTTCAGTTTCAACTGCATTATCTAAATTTAATTCTTCATCTTTGTTTTCATTAACATCTAAATCTGCTTCATTTTCTAACATTTTTAATATCCTAAAATACTCAACTGTAGGTCAGTTGGAAACCTTGCTCATAGTATATACATACCCACAATAATAATTCAAGTATTTTGTGGGCATGAAGTACATTAATTTTAATTACCACCACCAGATAACAAAACTTTAGTTTCAGCTTGAGTTTTTTCAGTTTTAGCAGCGTTCAACATAGTTTGTGACCTTTCGTTAGCAGCTTTAGCTTCAGCTTCTTCAGCAGACTTCATTAAGAATGTTGTGTTTGCATCAGGTTGTTGGTTAGCTTGTTCAGCAGCTAATTGTTGTTTTTCTTCATCAGTTGGTTTAACTGCCCCCATTCTAATTAATTTTTGTCTAAAGTAATCACGAACATCAGATATACCTTCACCTTCCATATTCATCATAATCATACCTGTCAACACTTGACTTACTTCAGGGTCTTGTGTCAAAGGTAAAATATTAGTTAATGATCTAACTGTAGCATTTCTTTTAGTTGATGAAGTTGGTCCAATATCAATATCAACATCAAAACTAGCTTCAGATATGTTGTTTTCATACGTCAGTTCATTATCTTCAATTATCGGTTTTCTAATTTGAATTTGTGATTTTTCACCACTACCGTCAATTGTTTTTAACTTTCTGTTTTCTTCAATTAAAACTTCTTTAGCCATAGACAACCAAATTTCACCACTTCTTTTTTTAGCTTTGGCAAAATTCGATATATAAATGAATGTTTGCATATCAAGTTTGTTTTGAATTAACTCAACAGCTCTACCACTTAAATTACTTTCAATCTGTTCAGCAGCTTGTTGATTGCCCAAC